GCCACGTGGTATAATTTGCCTTCGAACTCGGCACGGTCTAGATCCGTTATCTTGCTCGGCTCGTCGTCGTCCACAGCCCACCATTTACCAGATTCGAATAGTCCGAACTTTTTTATGTGTTTCATTTTATGAACCTGTCCCTCGCTTCATTTAGAGTCATCACGCCATCGGAGTGCCCGGTGAGAAATTTCCAGTTATCCTTCTCGGTCTCCCTTGCGAACACGCTGTACTGGACGTTTACCATGTTTGGCTCCATGTTGCCATACCTGACGAGCCTGACGGTCTCCTTGTAGTGGAACCCCATGGCCGAGGCGTCTACCTCCCTGGTCCAGCGCTCGTCGACGTCGTGCCTGTCGTACGAGCCCTCGTTCCTATGGACAATCCACTTCGCGTCTACCGGTGCGTGATCCTTCACGAACTCCATCACCCTCTGCATATCTGTCATCTCTCAGGCTCTGCTGCGTTGAACTCCGCCCTTGGCATCTTTATCAGAGATGCCAGCTCTTCTGCTTCCTTGTCCGTCTTAACCTTCGGGTGGAACGAGTAGAACTTCTCCTCGCCGTTTTGGAAGTTTTTGTCCCCGTCCGGGGTAGACCACCACGTGTTCTTATCCACCCTAGAAGACGACGGCTCGTACGCCCCGGCGTCTCTTATCTCCTCGGCCATGTCCCACAGGCTGTCAAAGGATTGGTTCTCGTATTCCGTGCCCTGCTCCTTGTAGTCTCCTGTTTCTGACGATTCCTCGTCAGAAACCTGGAAAGTCTTGTTCATTGTGTACCCGGACTCGTTCTCGTAGAGCTCGCCGAATGTTTTCAGGTTTTTCATTTCAAGTTTGTTTTGTTCTGCTGGTTGATCCTCGTGTTGTACGTAACAGGAACCACCTGCTTGATGACCATGTTGACGGAGCTAGGCTTCTCCTTGTTGATGTCCGCCTCGTAGTTGATCCCACGCCTGTCCGTCCAGCCTCCCCTTATCAACGGGAGCTCGTCGGACTGGATGATGATGTCGCCAAACTCGTCGAGTCCCGTCGGAAGCGCGGTAGGGTCCGCTGCAAATGCCCGCTCGTCCTTCTCAGAGATGATGCTCATGTTCACCGAGTCGACTCCGGTTATTCCCTCTATTATTGTGATTAGGTCGGAGCGGGGGATCCTGTCCCTCCTTCTCACGGAGATGAAGTAGTCGCTAAGCCTGGAGAGAATCTCCTGTCTGATTGACTCCTCGTCGAAACCGTCGTACACTATCAGTGAGATGTTTATCACATACCTGCTAACGCTTGGGTCGACGTGCTGGACGACCGTGGTGACGATCTTGCCGCCGCTCTTCTCGATGAGGTCGGTTATCTTCGCCTTCTGCGCGTTGGTGAGCAGGAACCTGTCCTCGTCTATGTTGAAGTAGTTCTCGTCGCTCTTGAGCCTCTTTCTGATGTCCGGTACGAGGAACAGGTAGATCACGTTGTCGTCGTCGAGGTTGTTGTCCCCGAAGGTGGTAAACGCGTCGATGATGGAGAACGTGTTGAACTTCTCCAGGAATATTATGTAGTTGTCTGGGTTTGCTAATACCATGCTCCTGGACGTCTTTGGAGCCACCAGGCGTGTTATCGCCAGTGGCTCTGGGTTTGACCCAAAGTCAGGGGCGTGTACGTTCCTTATCTCGAAAACTGCATTCAGGTCGACGTCCTCGCCGAACGTGTCCAGGCCTGTGTCGACCCACTCGTACTCTGCGTTCTCCGTATCGGACAGCTGTACGTTTCCCTGCTGTCCGCTGGTTATTAGGTACTCCACCAGGATCTCCTGACCTAGCTCGGGTATTTTCCCGAAGAAGCTGTTTCCAAACTGAACGTCGATTCCACCGGTTATCCCGGTCTTGAGGATGTAAGCCTTGCCGTCCCTCGGCATGTCATACAGGCTGTCGTACCTGTTCCATTTCTCGCCGTTGACGTAAACCGCTACCTTGTAGTTGTCCACAAGCGCTGACTGCTGAACATTGACGCTGAACGTCTGCAGGGGTGTGTTCCTGCCGGAGTCCTTCTGCTGCTCGATCGTTCCCTGTATTATCTTGATCCTCGTATCGTTTGCGGATGTGTCGACCCTAAGCCTCATGTCGTCTGTCGGAAGGTCGAGAAGGTACTCGAGCCCGTTGTTCTTGCACTTGATCTTGATGTAGTTCGTCAGGACAACCACGCCGCCGTTAACACCGGCCTCTACGGCCGTAGGCTTTATGGCTAGGGAGACCTCCCCTGTAGCTGAAATCGCCCTGGTCGGGTTGTGCCCTGCGAGGGAAGCCAGACCGTACACGGAATTCGACCTGGTGGCAGTCCTTATGTTCAGCTCGGTGATCGAGTCCTCTATGTAGTATAGGATGAGCTGTGTTATGTTGTGTAGAACGAATATTATCTGTCCGTATGCCGAGGCAACGGTGAAGTTTGTCCTTCCCTGCTTGAACTTGTCGACCACGAAGTTTATCGTATCGGTTACCAGGAGCTCGATTGCGAGCCTGTTCTTCCTGAACATATTTAGTTGCTTATCGGCCATTTGATGCTTTTGACGTTTGCCGGATATACACCCGGTATCGTATATATCCGTCGCAGATTTAGTCGGATTTTTCATGGATCGTCGGTGGAAGAATTAGACTACAACGAGTTCTTAAGGATAAAATTTTCATCTATTCACACAAAATTCTTATATTGCAGATAAATTCACAATATGTACAAAGGACACATACCTGAGAGCGTTATCTACGTATGCGCAAAGTCTGAGAAGACACAACTATTTGACGATGAAGGCGAGATAGCTATAACGGAAGAACGGACAGTCACACCAACATTTTGCATAGAGTCGACGCAGAATCCTGACACAGCAATACGTTGGACTGGGATGGCCAAACCCAAACAGATCCTGCGTGAAAATAAACCGATGAAGAAGATCGAAATAGTCGGCCTGGAAGAGCGCGGAAATGGCGGAAGAGCTTACAAAGTAATAGTAGAAGGAGGTCACTACTTTGACCTTAGAGAAGATGTTTTGCTGGAGAGCATGATAGAACTGGGTATAGACAAAGGGGGCTTTTTGCGCGGGGAATACGTTTGGGCAAAATACGGAAATGGAATGAAAATCGTGAGGGTCGGATCCCCTCTGCACGACATCCTGTCGAAAGGAAACATAATACATAACGCGAAACAGATCAAGAAGACTGACCTGGTGATTGGCGGGATATACAGCACAAAAACACAGCAGCTTTTGTTTCTTGGGGACTACAACACCTTCACTTTCAAGCAGGACGAGAATCCTAAGGCACGAGGATACTTCTCCGACACGAGTGAGCCATACCACATAAACAAGCGTTTGGTGAAGGAGAAGATTGAACTCTATCTGGAAATACCGGAGTGGCTCGTCAAAAAGGGAGACTTTACTAAGCTGACAATAGCGCAAATAAAGAAAGAGTTGGGATATTATTACTTCAAGCTCAACAAGTCAACGCCTAAGTTCCTTATGCACAATCATACAATGAATGTCGACGGGTTCGACTTCAAGGGATACATCTACGACAATCTCAAGAAGTCGCACAAAGATGTGAAGTCTATGAGTCAGAGCTACGCTAATCTGCTCAACATCTCAGCAGAGCCTGATTACATTCATCCAGAAGTAAAGAAACTGAACATAACAATAGCCAAGAAATAAGACGAGTCGACACGAAAATTTATGAAAATGTGACTTTCTGACATTTTTCCACGGTCGGCGCGAAATTTGATTTTTCATTTTCAAAATAACCAACCAAAAACATGTTTTCATTAATCAAAGCATTCGACTGGTGGGATATGAAGCCTACAGACCCGTCGAATATGTTCAAAGACCTCAAACACAAGAGGACCGAGGAATCAGGCGAGACTGACGACTACTTTTGGAAATCCGAGGATTGGTCCAGCGAAGACGGTACTGCCAAGTTCACCCGCAAAGTGTACACTAGCAAACCGAGAGAGCGGACCGAGAACCTCAAGGCCGAACTCGACAAAGCGATTGCCGAACAGAGGTTCGAAGACGCGATCAAGATCAGGGACAAGATAAATGAAAAAAAGCAGGGTTAACACCCTGCTTTTTTATTCTTCAAAATCCCGTTTTAGCCTAGCCAGACGCTTCTCCTCCGTCTCCTTCCTCATCCGTATGCTGACGAAGAAACCGAAGCCGCCAGTCATGCTTCCGAATGACGTCTCGATCCAGTCGGCGCTGCTCTTCACACCCCTTTGCATCTTGCCGTCCCATAAGTACTCCTTGCCTAAGCCAGCACCTATACCGGCGCCTATTCCTGTGAACACTGAAACGCCCAGCCTGTCAGTCAACTGGTACGTGACGTCTCCGACGGCCCACGTTATCACCGTTCCAGCGATGAAGTGTTTGATGTTTCCAGGAAATTTTTGGGCGCTCAGCGAAAGTGAAAGCGTTAACAAAACCGTCAGCAGTCTAATCATTATAGTGCAGTGGGATCTATCTCCTTGCTTCGGCGGTAAACCTTCGTACTCCATTTGGAAACATAATCCTTGAGAGCCTCCACGAAGTCATCGTATATCTCCCTGTGCTGCTCCTTCGTGTCGTGCTTAATCCCTTGGAAGAACTCGATCCTGTCGTTTAGCCTCACGCACATCAAAAACCTGTGGAGGTTCTTTACGGGACCTTTGACCATCTCCTCGGCCTCGAAGTCGTTTGTCTTGCCATCTTTTCTGGCGAGCGTCTTGTTGTAGTAGTCGAAGGCTGAAGTCTTGTTATTCCGGAGCTTGTCCCAGTCCACTATAAACGTTACCGGAGCATCGTCGTATACGAAATCCTTGTTCCTGGTGAACGACGTATCCTTTCCGTTTAGGCAGTCCTCTATGAGGATGTTCGTCGCGTAGTGCAACGAAGTCGAGTGGTACAGCGGAGGTTTTCCGCCTGCTAGGTAAGACTCGTTAAATCTATCGAAGTCCTTTATTATCATGGGTGGTTGAACTTCACTACCTCCTTAGGAGGGTCAATAAGGAAGTCGTTGAACCAGCTCGGATGCTTTGCGACGAAGCCGTCTGCGTTACCCTTGAAGTCGTGGTCGTCTAGCCAACGTTCGAGGGATTCCCCAAGGCTGTCTGCATCCATCGTGAATTCTTTTAGGACGAAGTCTGTGACGGCCTCCTCTCTGTCTGGATGCATGATCCTGAGGCAGAAGTAAGTTTCGCACATCCTCTCCTCGAATAGGTTCTCGTTTACGTATTGCTCGAAAAGCTTTATCATTTCTTCATTTTTTCAGAATTGATATATTACCATTTTTGTCCCAGGTCTTCCCACCTATTATATTGTTGCCTGGTTTCCGAGTCTTCAGCAAATCCTGGAATTTCACTTTATATTTCTTTGCGCATTCCTTTGCATTATCCACGGTACCATTATCGCGCAGGATACTCTTGTTAGGCATCTGCCCGAACTCTTCCAGAGCTGCTTTCAACTTTTCTTTGTATTCGGCTTCCCTCTTGTCGAAGGCTTCTTGGTAAGTGGTCGGGCGATCGTTCTCTTTCAAGAACTGCTCGAATAATTTATTTTGTCCATCTGTATCCGTATGCGCTTTTTTTCTTGCCAGAGCAACATGCTGTTACATTGCTTCTGTGGTATCCATTCTCTGTCAGCTCTAATAAAGATGTCCAAGCTCTGATAAATGTTCCATCCAATTCCAATTGGTGAATCAGATGTTTCTTTTTTGACTTTCCTTTATGTGCTTCACCGATTTTTTTCTTGTGTTCGGCAGACATTTTCAACCCCTTGTGAGCTTCCGACAACTTTTGTTTGTGTTTGTCTGATAGTTTCTTCCCGGTATTTATCTCAGAGAGATGTCTTTTTACTTCCTCAGAAACCTTTCTTCCTTTGCCGGCTTCGGATAATTTACTTCGAGTTTCATCGGAAACTGACTTCCCTATCTTTATCTTTGACATCCTTGCTTTAGACTCCTCGGAATGTTTGTGTCCGAGATGAGCCGTATTTCCAAGGCCAGCGATTGACAATTTGGCTTTCGCTTCGTCTGACATCTTCTTTCCTCTGTTTCCATCACCTATCTTCTTCAATCTTTCTGGATTTCCGAACCCGCCCTTCTTCTCGGCGTGAGCCTTCTTGACACCAACTGCTATTTTCAGTCTATGTTCTGTTGAAGCCTTCCTACCTTTTCCTGCCTGACTTATTTTATTTCGTCTTTCATCTGAAAATGGTCCAGATGCTGAACCGCCTGTCATCAAATTCATACACAAAGGATGTTTAACCAAAATCTCATCCACTGAATTTTTCTCTCTGCTTCTATTAAAAGATCTCTAGTTTCAAAAAATTCAAGTATTTCTAATTTAAAATTTTCTTTTCCATATTTTTTAATTGACCTCTTGAGATATGTTCCAGAACCTAGGTATCCATCACTTATATTACCGGTTGAATGAATTCCTATATAAAATTTCCCATTTATTAAATTTGTAGTCCTATAAAGGAAATGATGAGTATGTGGCTTACGTGGCATAATTCTTTTTATCTGTTTAGTTTATATATCTAAACAGGGTACAAAAAACGCCTATTTTACCAATACACCAAAGACGGGAGAACCGTTAATTTTCGTATCGATCAGGCAGATGTCCCTTACCGTTCCCCTTGCGAACTTCACGTCGAATGTCACCTGGTACTTCTCGGCCAGCGCGCAGAACTTCTGCACCTGGTCGGTGAGCATGCCCTTAAGTGTGTACTCGTTCACGCTGAACGTGAACAGCTGCTCCTCCAGTGCGACCCCGAACTCCGGGGCTCCCAGCACCTCGCCTGGCTTCGTGAGCAGGATCATCCTGATCTGGTCTACTAGCATGCGAAGCTCGTCTGTGATCTCCATGACCCCGTCCTTGTAGTTCTCGTCTTCTGGCGAGAGCATGTATAAATCTCTTGCCATGTTACTTGCCCATCCTCCTGTCGCGTCGTTCCTTCATCTTTGTCTGGAAATCCCGTACGGCCGTTTCGAACTGCTTCTCGCGCTCCGTACCTTGAATCATGTTGTCGTACACAGCCTTCATCACCTCGATAGATGTTTCGTCTGGCTTCTCGTCTCCAGCAATTACGTGGTATATGTCAAAGCTGGGCTCCTCGAACCCCATGTCATCGTAGCCGTCGAAGAACGCCTCGCGCACCTCGTCGTCAAACCCCATCATGGCGCAGAACGCCTTGTAGTCGAAATCGCCGTTCCCGGCATCGAAGTCCTCGAATAGTCTTATGTTCTTCATCAGTTTCTTGTTAAGTCTGCCGGCAGGATGTAACCCACCTTCTGTTTGTCGTCCCATATAGCGACGAGCTCGTGCCCAGTTTCGAACAGCATTATGCTCTCCTTGTCCTCCCTGTCCTCTCGCAGATCCGTTATGTCCTGGAAGCACCTAGAGTATGAAGCAGAGAAGTACTTCTGTTCTTTCAAGAACCTTATGAATGATTCACGGTCCTCGAACTTCTTCGAGTTCTTGTTGCTCTTCATAAGGGTCACTCCGTCTGGCACAATCGGATCGTAAAGCACGTCGAACCCATATTTGCCTGGCCCTATGTTGATCTCCGCGTGAGTCGACCCAAGGTACGTCTCGAATAGTTTTATGTGCTTCATCACATCAGTCTGCTGTTTATCTCGTCGGCGATCGCCACCGATAGTCCGTCCCACTCCTTCTTTGTGAAGATAGACGGGTTGAGCCCGTCGTAGTCCTGGATGGCGTCGACGAACTCCGAGAACTTCTCCTTGTCGGATAGCTTGTTGATCCTCCTGTGGTCCTTATCGTGCGTCTCTCGCCAGTGTGATACCAGCAGGTGCGCCATCATCTTCTGTGGAGTGCTCCCGGAACAGTGGTCTGTAACCCAAGCGTGACCCATCTCCGCATCTAGGTACTCGTGCGCCTTGGGGTATGCGGCCTTAACGTCCGTGACCAGGCCCTCGTTAAGGAAGTCGTCGAAGTTTGCCAGTTTCATTATTTCAATATTTCTACATTCTGGAGATTGATAAATCCGCCTTCTGCAGCTAACGCTATAACAGCTCCATTGTCAGCTATGTACATGTCGTCGATGGTATAAGTGTCGCCATTTCCATCTTTGTATTTGCCACCGATTTTTGCCACGGCGCCATCCTTACGGACTATTTCCACACAACGCCAAACTGCGTCCTTGGAATCCTTATCCCTGGCCGGTTTCAACTTCTCGTCGATGTTCTGTATGTTTTCCAATTCATTTGATGAAGACTCAACTATCATGTACTCCTTGGCATATTCCCCGGTCATAGCCTTGTACGCTTCCTGTAACGAGGATAGCTGTTGCTTCGCCTGCTCTGCCTGCCTAGGGTATGGTGTCCTGCTAGCGGTGAAGGCTTCCGACATCTTCGTCTTGAGCCTTAGTTCTTCTAACTGTCTTTTCATGATTCTTCTTCGGTTTTTTCTGGAGCCTCTGGAAGGTTTGGTATTTCCTTCGGCGCGCTCAAAAAATGATACACCTCCTCGACGTCGTCCGTGGATGTGGCTATGTGGTCGACTGCCCAAGCGTGCTGTGCTAGAACTGCCTCGATCTCGGCTCTATCCATCGCGAGCATTTCCTCGATGGCGTGTTTCATCGTCTCGAGATTCTGCCAGAACATATAATTGCCGCCTGACTCTCCCTCGTTAAACGACCCGAACTCTTTGAGATTCTTCATTTTACTTGTAATATTTTTTGAGCATGGAATTCAGCTCCTTCTTGATGGCTTTAGCCTTATCGCCTTTCCAGCTCGCTGCGTTGGAAAGGAAGTATGCCACTACAGAGGCACAAGAGTCCGCACCATAATTTCCATCAATGGTGTCACAGGAGTGCATTGCATCCAAATATGGTGCAGCAGCCGGCGCAACTTTTTGCCAATCTGCAGAGATCTCCTTTGCTATGTCGGAAAGCTTCCTAGACTCAGCAGACTCCTCGATTGGTTCTGTAGACAATTCGTCTTCCTGGTCGAAGTCCTCGAAAAGCTTCAGCTTGTTCTTCAGCTTCTTGTAGCCCTTGAAGTAGGAGTACCTCTTGATCTTGTTGAAGCTCATGCCCTCGTTCTTCTCCTCGTACTCGTATTCCCTCTCGTAAGAGTGGATCTTGTCCTCAAGGGTCTTGAGCTCCTTCTGCAGGGAAGCGATCTTGTCGGCGTGGCTACCATCTTCCTTGGCGTCAGCCAACTCTTCGCCGAGCCTGTCGTAGTCGTCCCTGAACTTCTTGTATTCTTCCTTAGTGAACATGATTAGTCTGTTAGTTTGATTCCGTCTGTTAGCCTCTTAACGAGCGCCTCCTTTAGCTGCTTGTGGATCTCCGGGAAAGATCTTACGCTCTCGAGCGCCCAGATCGCAGAACCGATGGTCTCCTCGTTCTCAGGCATCTCGTCTCCGATCCTGCCGTCAGCGCGTCCGACCGGATGACCTTCCCTGCGGAGGATCTCGTCGCGGTACTCCGTAGCCTCTTCGTACTTCTCCTTGTCGATGAGGTCCTTCATCTTCTTCTTCAGCTCGTCGATGCTCATCGCTCCTAGGTTTGGTGCCGCGTTGGACATTGCGTTCCCGGAACCGCCGCCAGAGCTCTTGTGGACTATCTGGTAAAGCTCGTAGTTGATGGCCAGCCTGTCAAATCCCTCGATGAGGGCCTCCTTGGTAAGCGAGCACTCGAAAACCGTCATAAACGCGCCGGGAAGTTTTGCCAGGGCGGCCCTTCTCGAGATCTCGCGGAAGTATGCCGTAACCCTAGGGTCTGGCGTTGTTCCGAATCTGACGAGGACGAACTTATTCCCAGTCTCGGCTTCGTTGATGTTCTCGTTGAGGAATCCCTCGAAGTTGTGTAGTTTCATGTTTTTGTTTTCTCTTTGTAGGTGTGATAGATTTACGTTGATCGGCGCAACCGGATCGTCCGCTGCCGCCCCCTTCGCGTAGTCCTCGTTGCTGGTGAGCGTGTCCTCCTCCTTCATTATGCCCTTCTTGAGCAGTATGCCCCTCAGTCCCTTGATGTCGTTGACGTCCCTCATCGCCGGCTCGGCGCCCTCCTGTTCCTGCGCCTCGTCGAACTTCTTGACGTCGTCGTCGGTCGTCGGAAAATTCTTCTCCTTCAGCTCGAAAACTATCGAGCCGTCGACGTGCCTGACGTCAGCCCTGAAGGCACCCGTCTCTTCGTCGTCCTCGTGTACTGTGTAAATGTACTTCTGACCCTTGTCGGCAACCTCTGGCTCTTCGAGTTGTTTCTCGCGCTCCTCATGTTCCTTCTCAAAGTCATCAAATTCAAGCAGCCTCATCAGTAGTAGAATTCGAATTTTATTTGGTCGTCGCCCTTCCTGATAATCATAGTTCCGTCCTTTGCGTCAAAACTGACGTTGTACCCTATCTTCTCCAAGTCTGCAACAAGCTGCTTTGCGAATATCTGATCGCTCTCGTGTTTGACTGCTTCCTCGTTGGCAGCGTTAAACTTTTCATATTCGTGAATCTTCTTCATTGCGAATCTGCTATTTTCAACTATATATCCCCCTCCTAATGCGCATAAGCCCGATCCTCTTGACAATCGGCAAAATAGTCTCCTCCAGAGGAAAACGGTCGGTCTCTACGGAGAACGTAAGCGGCACTGGTAGGTCGGGGTTCTTCCGTATTATGTCGTTTTTGATGTTCTCGTAAGTGGCGAACCGGTGGTTGTTCTCGTCAACCAGGAACAGGTTTATGCTCCAGAAGCTCTCGTTGTTCAGTATCAACTTGTTCACCCTGTACCTGTAGGAGAGCGTTAGCTTCTCGTGGAGCCTTACCATGAAGTATCCCTCGTCCACGTAGTCGCCAGGGATGATCCCGACGGTCTTCCACTTCATCATCTTCTCAACGCGGTCGTATATCTCCTGTCCACGTGTCTTCCAGATCGACAGGTTGGACATCGCATACTCCATGATGGAGTTGACTTCCTTGAGCTTCGCCGTAGGCTCGGCCTCCTCGTATATTATCTCGTTGGTCTGCCAGTTGAAACCGGTGGCCTTCTTCATCCTGTCCAATACGAGCTTCTGCTGCATCCTGAAGCTCTCCATGTTGTCCATGTGCTTACCTATCTCGCCGAGGGTCGGGTATACCTTCATCAACGAGAAGTCCTCCCGGACCTGCTGTAGGTAGTCGAGGAGGACATACTGCTTGTGTTCGAAGTCGATGGGCTGGTCACAGAACCAGGTGTCCGGGAGTTGTTTCATATTATGTAGTTACGTAATCGAATTCCCCAGGAGACCACTCACTTTCTACCTTTTTGGCCTTGCCCTGTCGTACCAAGTTTTCCCAGAAATTATCATTGTCATCAGACCTCTTTTGACCAATGTCCATATCATAGGCCGTGGAAATTACTCCAGCTAATCCCTTGGATTTGGCATACTTAATAGCAGCGTCTATTACCGCAGAATAAATTCCCTTACGCCTATATTTTTTCTCTACGTAAATCATCTCCTCGATAAGGTACCTCTTACCATAAAAATTATCCACTCCTGCAAATCTAAATTCCCCGACCTCCTCATCATTTATGACCATGATGGTATTGATACCCGCAGGTTTACAAGTTAGACCCGGATATTTTATCATGTCAGCCACATAAGAATCAGCATTCTCAAATTCTTCGAATAATCTTAGATGTTTCATTTATTATTTAAGTTTCCGTGCTTTGTCGTCAGTTCCCCTAGAAACTCTTTCCACTCCTCGTCTGTAGGCTCCTCTATCTGGTGATATAGAAAAGACGATTCCAGCTCGTCGTTCCTAAGGCCGGTTCTTACATGCTTGAAACCGCGGTCCTCCAGATCCTTCACCCTGGTGTCTAGTTTGTCTGCATCGAAATTTTCGAACAAATTCAAGTGCTTCATGTATGTGGTTTTTAATATTTATTTTATGCTGCGAGATCCTTAATGGAATCGATGCTTATTGAATTCCAATCGTCACCTAGAACTGGAATGCTGTATTTTTTCGTATACTCCCCGAGGATGTCCACCAGCTTCTGGTAATCCTGCCTCTCGTCGTAGGTCTTGCTAATCTTCTTGTACTTGGTATTTATTCGGATTCCGGTTAGGTATTTGTGGAGGTCCTTCAGGTATCCGTACATGAGCTCTTCCGCCTCAAACTTGTCCTTCTTAGGATTGTCCGGGCCGTGCACGTAATAGTTAAACGGTCTTAGTCTGTACTTGTTCCGCAGCTTCTCCTGGTCCAACACGAATGTGACCAGCCGCTTGCCGTACGTAAAATTCTTATCCCTTGTGAAGGAAATCGTCCTCTTCTTCTCGTCATATCCGAAACTAGGCCAGATCTGGTCTTCCTTCAGGATATTTATTGCGTTAGAAAGTGGGGCCGTGTGGTACAGGGAAGCCCTGTTTGATTCCGTAAACGATTCGAACAGTTTCAAAAATATCATCGTCCTCTCTTTGCTTTTGAAATCTCAATGGCCGCCAGCTGCTTCAACGCGCCGGCTTTCGTCCGGTGTGTACCGAGTCGCTTTCCACCACTCTTAGGGTAGACCACGTAATCGTCTCCCTCTTTCTTTATCTTCTCCAGAAGCTCGTCGAAATCGCTCTTCGCATTCGGGAATCTTCCGGCAGCAAGCTCGGCCGCCTCTTCCCGCGACGATCCCCCTTCCACCAGTTCGTTGAAATAGTGCCACCATGGCGCTACCATGCCGCAGCTGTTCTCGTTTAGGAATCCGTCGAAATCCCGTAAGTTCTTCATCTCAGTTACCTGTTTGTTTTTCTTGCGATCGTCCATCAGCTCCTTCAGGAACGAAGCTATGTCCTCTAGGCAGTCGCATTCGTAGACGGTGTCCTTCTCCGGGAAGAAGACGTACTTCCTCCAGCGGCCAAACCATTTGATCCACCCGAGCATGTCCTCCTCCTTGGAGACTACGGTGAAAACCCTCGTCTTCCCGGTGGACTTCTGCTCCACGATGTCTATCCACTTCTTCTGCGTTATCATGACACTGGGTTCTTGGACAGGTGCTTCCTTATCAGGATCAATTCCTCCCTGTTAGGCTTTGTCAACTTAGGCAGGACCATCTCTATCTCCTTAGGCTCAGAGAATGTTATCTTGCCCCTCTCCTTCCTGCCGACCATCCACCCCTTCGAGTGCGTGGCGGACTCCTTCTTGTCGAACAATATAACATCGAGCGCTTCCCCTTCCCCGTGCTTGAAGTACACATCCCCGTTCAGGGGTATGTGCTCATCGAACAGCTCGAACAGCTTTACGTATTTCATCAGAATGTAGTGAGTTTGATTAGCTTTGTACGCAGGACCTGACCGGCGTGGTGGAACTTCTTCTCGAAGAACTTTAGGAAGTGCTTTGCGTCCATCCGCTCCATCCTGCCGATCTCCCTGAAGTGTCCGCGGACGTGGTCTGTGACCCTTGCAACGTCTTCCTCGGGAACGTTGTGCACGACGTTGGCTAGAAGGTGTTTGTTTCCTTCCTCGAACTGTTTCTCGAGCTGCTTGAAGAAGTCGTTGACCTTCGCCTCTATGACGTTGTCCGGTATGACCCTCGTCCTGCCGAACAGTGCCCTGAGAGCTCCTTCGAAATCGCCGTTTGCCATCGCCTCCTCCGGGCCGTCGCCGCCCTGCATTTCGGACTTCACCATGTCGTATACTTTCTTGTATAGCACATCCGCGCTGAACGACTCAAGCATCACGGCATCCTTCCAGGGCTGCGACTTCTTGATTATCTCCATCCTCTTACGTGGGTCTGGTTC